CGAGTAATGAAATGTTCAAGAAGCGCACGAATACGCTCTTAAACGGTTTTGAATCATGTGAGGGCAAATTCCCCTGCGGAACGGCAGGATAAAACCTCTGTTGTCATTGTTAAACAAGTATTTTACCACCTACAATATAGTGGATGTGTTTTGTGTCCTTCACTGGCGTGACAAGGCCAGTGTTGACACCTGTTAGGGTGCCATAGGGGCAGATGGGCCCTAAAAGCCCGGGAACGCGTTCATAAGCAATGGGAAACCTATAAAGTAACCCAATGCAAAATCGTCATGAGCAGCTCGCGTAATAGCTGCGGGTCTGGCTGCACCCATAGAGTGCACCTCAAGTCTATAACGACTTTCATCAACGGCAGGAGTATACGGATTAGCTCCCGCTGTTTGCGGACGTACCAACCGCAATGGAGTTTTGCCCATGTGGGGCATAACAGAGTCAGATTGACCAGATATATTCGGGCGATAAGCCGTCATCTGGGTTCGTTTAGCTTTCAAGTCTTTAACTCCTCCGACACCAAAGTCAGCACTCGACATAGCGCCGACTGCAAATGATGATACCGATGCCTCAGCTTGGCCAAGGCGGGTGGCTGTAAAGCCATCTGTATTATCGGGGATAACGCTAATGCGCATACCACCACGCATAAATGCGTAGCCCGGAGCAATGTAAGAGAATAAATCATCTCCAAGCTCAGGCTGAAGTAACAGTGGTGAGCCACTCCACAAAGCTTCCCATAGCTGGCACGTGAACGGATACAAATTCCAAGTGCCGGTCGCAATGGCGGTCGCGGCCGCGGAATCAAAGCGGAGAGGCGTTGAGATATTGAGCAACTGCTTAACACTCGTAAATGGGTCACCAGCGGATCCAATATTGTGGTCAAGACCAGAGGATACTGGCGGGGCGTTGCCGAGAGGCATATCCCCCATCTCTGGGACCATAGGGACAAACCCTTGGACGCCTTGATAGCCAGCAACTTCAAAGTCCGAACCACCAGAGTAGTATATTAGCACATCATACTCCTGGGAACAAGTCTCTGGAGCACGAAGCTCATTTAGAACAGATATCTGGAACTTCCCAAAGGAGTTAATCTGTCCATTAACATCGCGAGCGCCATCAAGATAATTATACGCACGAAGATAGGGAAGGTTTAGGGTAACCTCCTTCATAGTGCGCACGTCAATGATCTCGCGAAGCGAG